GAGTTTGCCCGCTTTCAGGCTCTCTTTATCGTTGGCGCTTTCGTCATACCAGCAATCCGCATCGATGATGTAACCGTTAGTTTTCAGCTCGCGGAATTTGGCCTTGATACCCTCGACAATGTCGCGAATAAGCGTGGCAGTCATCGGCTTATCTACCGCCCATTGATGCGCCTCGGCCATGGTATCGGCCAATACCTGCGCGGTGCGGGTGTAGTTCTCGAACATAAACAGCGGGTCGTCAGAACAACAGCGGTTGCCCCAAAAGCGGAAACCATCGGAGCGCACCAGCGTGGTAACACCGGCTTCGTTGAGTAAGTCGGCATCGGTTCCCGGTGCCTGTAAATCCCAAAATACTGAGGCACTGATACCGGTGACGCCATTCACACCGACGTTAGACAGGGTTTTGTGCCAGCCCGTCTCTTGGTCAATCTTGGCACGCAGCCCTAATGCGCGCGCCGTCGCCCATGCGGTACTGCTGGCGTTGGCGGTGGTATCCCATGCCAAGAAATCCGGCCAAATCAGCATCAGCTCGCGCTGGCTGAAATTGTCGCGGTACTTAATCGCATCCGACAGGGTTTTACAGCCCCACGCACTGATATAGCCAAAGGCGCGCAGCTGCTGACAGACTGCCGCCAGTGCGACGGCCACCTCTTTAGTATCGAGACCCGGCACGCCCAAAATGCGCGGTTTGACGCCGGTCACGGCTTTCGCGGTGAGTAACGCTTTTAGGCCGGTGTATTGGCCGTTCTCATCCGCGCCGCCGATGATGTTGGAAATGCTCGCCGCTTGGATCGCTTCTTCGTCATCACCTTCGCCCTCGGCCACGCGCACCACGACGGTAATGGGTTTGCACTGGTCGCCAATGGCAGCCAGCGCGTCGGCTAAGGTGCCTTTAGTCCCCGCTTTACCGGCAGCGGCCACCACGTCGGTAATCAGCACCGGCACATTGAGCGGGAACATTTTTTCATCTGCATCCGACGCGGTGCAGACCATGCCAATAATGGCGGTTGAAACGGTGGAAATGACGCGGGTGCCGTCGTTAATTTCGAGTACCTGCACGCCATGTTTAAAATCGGGCATCGTGTTTGACTCCGTAAGAAAGTTGCAAGGCTATTGTGTTGTGCGTGGACGGGAACAGCGAGCAATGGCCGACGTTCGGGTGATGAAACAACAGGCAAAAAAAGCCCTCAAGCGAGGGCGAGAAATAGCGGGTTATATCAGGCGGGTAACGGTGGCCAGTCAATATTAGGCGCGCTTGCTGTTTCAATGCGGCTAAGTAATACGCGATAAGTTTTCCATGCTTTGAGCTTGGCTAATTCCTCATCGGTTGCCATGCCTAAATCAACCGCATCTTGTAGCGGAGCCATTGCGTTCGCGGCATACGCCAAGCACGACAACTTTTTGCCTTCAGCCTTAGCTGTTTGCTCTGCTGGCGTATACTCACGAGGGACGATTTCACCGTCAATATATTGCCACGTATTGTCATCGGTCAGCGCATCGGGAACCGCGCTGAGGCTCATCTCAACCACTGAACAGTGGTAAGGCACCAGTGTCGAAACATCGCTAGAGTAACCCACAATGACGCGGCTTTGGTCATACACGATCTTTAGCGTATCAGGCTTAAAACGGGTCTGAGCATCGTACCAATCTACGCCCCCTTGAGAGCGGAGAAATAGCGCCGAGAAATCGGCATTCAACTCGGCACGCTCTCCCGTATCAGGCGTATATTCAGTAAAGTTTTTTAAATGGATCATTGTTCTATTCCTCATACTCGGCCAATGGTCAACCAAGTCCCGTTAACGTTTTTCTGTAACCACGTATATTTCAGTATTTCGTTGTTATCCCACGTGCCATTAACGATAGCGCCAATCACGACACCACCGGCGGGGGCTTGCGTGTTGGCGTTAGACCCCACAGCCAAATTCATAATCCCCGATTGGCGAATATCTTGGACATAACGTGCATCAGAAGCTGTTTTTGAATAGACGGAGGACTGCGCCGCATAACCTGCATCGCTCTGTGCTTTCGTATAATATCGGTTATCGGATTCAGCCTTAGTATATGACGCGCCAACTAATGCATAATTTCCCGCTGGCTGATAATTCCCTTTAGCCTGATAGCGAGCATCAAAATTGGCGTAGTTCGTTGGGATTATTTGGCCAGTGAACGACAGAATATTGATGTTCCAATACCCCATCTTTTTACTATTAGCCCAAAGATCTACTTGCCCATCGACAGAACTGCGCAACCCTGAATCGTTATCACCAATATTCAGCACAGCATTACCAACACCCCCCACTTGGATCTGGTTTTTAACGGTTAAATTGCCATTAAGCGTGCCGCCCCCAATGGGTAATGCACCAACATCCGCTGCGGTGGGCTTATTAGTCGTCCCGTAACCAATATTCCATCCGTTAACATACCCCGTTTCGTCATTCCACGATTGGCGGTTAGCGATATGTCCATGATGGGACATATACAGTTGGTTAATAGATGCACCGTTTTTAGTGACAAACATAAAGCCATAACCATATAACGGCGTGTTTCCTATTTTGGGGAAGTCAGATACGGTTTCTGGTTTCGAAATTGATATAAGGTACACACCCACCTGATTGGCGGTAGACAAGAGTGTACCGTTCCCAATATTTCCGCGTGTCGCTATTGGCCATGCATCCACATCATTTGGTGTGGGCTTGTATACATCAGAGTAGTTCCGTGAAATGCTCCATACGCCCTTAGCTAACGCATGAACCGCCGAGCCTTTACCTGAACTACTGATTTCGTACAAATTTCCATACGTTGCTTTTCCGGCTGATGCGTCATAGCTATGCAAAATCCAGATGAAGTCTGCGCCATTAAAAACACCGTTTTTGACTAATGCACCACAAGAGTAATAACCGGTTTTCGCAGTCAAAAAATAGGCATGAAGGTCTGTATTATCAGCAATAAATGTTGCTGCTCCACCCAGCCCCCATGCGCCATTCGCCATCAATGCATTGGCAGTGCCATCCGTAGCCGATTTTTGAACGTTGGAGGTGGCAGCGGTGCCAAGCGCTAAATTCTTACGCGCCTGCGGTTTATCGCTCAGATCGGACAGATTCTTGTTTTTTTCTAGGCGCGCATTGGCGTTCTCGTTGGCCTTGCCCGCATTGTCGTTGGCGGTTTGGGCGTTTTTGTCAGCCTCAGACGCCTTATCGTAAGCGGTTTTAACGGCTTTTGGCGTAGCGGCCAATGCTTCACTGGCGCTATTGGTGGCGCTGCTCAGTTGGGTGAACCCTTTTTCTTTGAGCGTGGCGTCAGGATGGCGGCGCGATTGCTCATGCTCCAGCAATTTATCGTCAACATATTCCTGTGTCGCAAGCACGGTCGAGCTATCAATCAGCAAACTGACCGTGTCCATATCGCTGACAATCACCACCATGCGCAGGGTCTGCGCACGGCCTGAGCCCTCGGATAATAGCGGTTTGTAACTCTCGGCCATGTTACTGACCGCAATCAACGCACCGACCTCATCATAGAGACCGAGCTCACGCATCCAAAAGCCACCAATCTCAGGCGGGATAACCAGCTCGGCCACCAGATAGTTTTTATGCTTCGGGTCGACGATCACTTTATTGAGCGCGGCGCGGTGCTTCTCGGCAATCAGCTTGGTTTGTGCCGGGTCTGGCGTGGGCAGCGTGCCGCCACCGTCACCGACGGCCATTTGGGTGAGGTTGATTTTTGTCCCGCCAGCGGTCGCGGCGGCAATCTTGGCCGCGCCGATTTTGGTCAGTACCGCCTTATATTTTTGTGCCATCGGGTTAGCTCTCTCGGTCAGGGTAAACGGTAATAATGTCGCCGTCATACAGGGCGACGCCGGTGTAGGCATAACCGGCGATATCTTGAATAATATTGAGTCCGATGAGGTGACGGCTGGCGGGCTTTGCATCCGCGATAAGTCGCTCCATCTCGAAATACATTTCCTCGGTGATGCCGCTTTCCAGTACGCCAATATCGAGCCGAAAGGTGCCGGGCGGGTCATTGGTCTCCCACCATTCATTGACGTTAATCACGTAGCCCAGCGGCTCAACTACGCGACGCACGGCGCTAATGGTGCCTTTACGACTGTGGATGTAATACGCCGCCGCAATCACGTCACGCTTGGTTTCTTCCGGCCATGTGGCGTCCCAGCGGTCAACCGAGAACGCCCACGCCAGATAGGGCAACAGGTTGACCGGGCAGGTTTTCGGGTTCCAGAGCTGGCGCAGCGGTATCGGGGTTCGCTCTATCTCAGCGCAGGCAATCGCGGCGGCCACCTCCAGCGGCGAGGAGCCAACCGGTAACAGGCGGTTATCACTCATCCGCGCCCCCAATGGTGATCGCATAATCAGAGCAATAGGACGCCTGAGTCTCATCGAGCACGATATCGGCCACCGGCTGCGCGAGCTCAACACGCTGCACACCTTCCACATGCAGCGCGGCATAGATGGCAGATTTACGGATATCACGCCCGAGGCGGTGCTGAGCAGTGATATAGGTTTTCAGCTTGGCCTCAGCGGCTTCGCGCACCGGCTCGACTTCGGGACCCGGATAGAGATAGAGCTCAGCCTCAATCTGATAAGGTACAATCGCAGCACTTTGCACCGTCACGCGGTCAGCAACGGGGCGCACGTCTTCGGCATTGAGTGCGAGGTTTACTCTCTGGATCAACTCATCGCTAGCCGTGCCGTTCCCCTCACGCGAAAGCACCGAGACAGTGACACACGCCGGTATTGGGCTAATGACCGACACGTCAGCCACCCGACCGTCAGCACTGCGGCCATGGAATTGATACGCGCCCACTGAACCGGCCACGCTTAAGCCCTCAAAGGCTTGCTGAATACGTACCCGAAAATCGTTGTCGGACTCCAGCACGGCGGCCAGAGGGGGAATAGCGGTGGTATCGGCGGGCGTAATGACCAGACGCTCAACGTTATAGTTCGCGCCGAGGTTATCCAGATCGCCGCCGGTGGCATAGGCCAGCATGTTCGCGCGGGCGGCTTCATTCACCCGCTGACGCCACATCACCTCGCGATAAGCGCTTTCTTCGAGCAACTTGGTCAAGGGTTCGGATTCGAGCTGCAAGGTACGCGCCACCGCTTCGCGCTGGCTCTCGTCACACAGAGACAACAGCGTCGCCTTGCGCTCGGCTAAAATACTTTCGTAGTCCAGCACCTCGACCACATCGGGCGCGGGAAGCTGACTCAGGTCAATGGTTGCCATGGATTAACTCACAGGTACGTTAAGGGAGAAGGTGCCGCCGGTATCGGTCAGGGTGCCGGTGATATCGACCACCATCTCGCCGTTAAACCGGTTATCGAACGTGATGGCCGTGAGCCTAACGCGGGGCTCCCACGTTAAAATCGCCATGTAACAGGCGGCCATAATTTGTAGGTTGAGCGCGGCGTTCTGCGGCTGGTCAATCAGGGCAGATAGGAGCGAACCATACTCACGACGCATGACCCGCGTGCCGACCGGCGTGATTAGAATATCGCGCACGCTTTGGCGAATATGGGCGAGGTCATCAAGTTGCTGGCCGTCGTCTCGGCTCATGCCTGAATAACGCGCCGTCATTTCGTTCCCTCCGTCCATTCACCGCCGCCTTTAACGCCGCCATGCCCATGTTTATCAACCTGTACGCCGTTCGAGGTGAATTTGCCGGTGTGTTCTATGGTGCCGCTCATCGTGCCGCCTTTTTGCACCTCGATAGAGCCGGTGGTTAGCTTGTTGGTGCAAATCACTTCGGGGGTATCGAGGGTGATTTTTTCGCTGGCGGTCACGGTGACGGACGGGCAAGTCACCACCACCGACGCCGAGGCGGTCACATCCGCGCTTTTTATACCGCTCACACTAAGCGCGCCGGTATCGGGCTCGTACTCGATGACCGCGCCGTCAGGAAACTCGACGCGCCAACCATCGGCAGACGCCGACGGGGCGGGAAAGTCATCACAATAAATGCCGGTCAGGACAAAGGCGGTATCAAGCTCGCCGCCGACGGCCAGCAATAACACCTGCTCCCCCACCGACGGAGCCCACCAGTCACGCGAACGGCCAGCGCGACGCGCCAGCCAGTTAATCCAACCGGTTTGTATTTCGCCGGTTTGGACGCGGCATAGGGCTCCATCGGTATCGACTTCGGACACGACACCGGCGCGGATAAGGTTGCGCAGTAAGCGCGAGATTTCGGATAGTTGGGATTGTGTGCTCATGGGGAAAGGATGCCGCCGAGGGGGAGCGGCGGCAATGTGAGGACGTAGGATGGTAGATCAGACAACAGGTATAGACTGCTCTGTGCCAGAAGTAGACGTTTAAATATCCTATTGTCAGTTATAAAAAAACGATGAGTGTTCTACACATTAAATTTACAAAGGCAGAAAGTCCGTGTTTAAATGCGGTTCTTTCCGCCCAATAAGCGTTAACATCTCAAGGACCCCATACACATGCCTGTATTAGACTTCAAAGAGATACCAGAGGCTCATAAAGCAACAGGGCTGCAAGATACATTTGAACTTTTTTCTCGCGACTTCTTAGCTTTTCTCGGATATAAAATCATATCTGACCCAGATAGAGGTGCTGACGGTGGGGTTGATATTATAGCTGAAGAAAAAAGGACTGGGGTCGGCGGGGAAACAATCATCCGTTGGTTGGTAAGCTGTAAGCATAAAGCTCATAGTGGAAATTCAGTTAATCCAGCAGATGATGCAAATATTATTGATCGAGTAATGGCGAATAACTGCCAAGGATTTATCGGGTTCTATTCAACTCTTGCTAGTACAGGTCTGTCTGGAATACTTGACGGGGTGAAGGGACGAATTGAAATTCAGGTTTTCGATAAAGAGAAAATAGAGAGGGAGCTTGTACACTCCTCCAGAGGGCTGGAGATTGCCGAAAGGTACTTCCCCAAGTCGTTATCTGAGTGGAAAACAGAAAACCCAAAACCCGCAAGAATATTTGCCGATGAATCTAGCTTACAATGCAAAGTTTGCGAGAAAGAGCTTCTGTCTCAAGACGACAAGGGGGTTATAACTCTATGGCAAAGAACCCGCACTGACTACGAAAAAGAACCAGAGTATATTGAACATATTTTTTGGACGTGTCGAGGTAACTGCGACCAAGCACTCCGGCAGTATATTAGAGAAAAAACAAATAATGGCCTTATTGATGGCTGGGAAGATATAGCTGATGTAATGATGCCAACTGTGTTTATAAAATGGGTCATGTCAATCATGAATGAGTTACGATCTGGGACTCTATATTCAGATGAGGCATTTGACGAACTTAAGATATTTCTGCTCAATATTTACCCATTTGCGTGTCGTCATCTCACCGAAAAAGAAAAAGAAAGGGTTCAATCATTAATGATGATACCGTCGTATCTTGGCGGCATGAACTATGAAGGCTAGGAGAGGGTGGTTGCGCTAGCCATCTTCGAGAGTATTCAGCAAGGATTTGATGAGAGAATACATAAATAGACCATTTATACCTGAACAGAAGTCATACTGGGCTACACGTTTCTGTTCAATTTTTGAGTGTCTTCATTATCATATATCACTCGAAGAATCTCCCCGGAAACTAGAGCATTTCCCTAATTGGAGTTGCTGTTGTCACCGCTGCGCGTCTGGGACAGCTTACACGCTGCTTCGCTCTGTTTCGGTGCCAAAAAGCAAGGAGTTAATGTCCGCTTTTCGCTCAAAGCGGACTGTTAGTGTTAATTTTCTCCGAGCAAACTTTTGGATACTGGTGACTAAAACCTATCACCCGCTAAGGAATGCGGTGACCACCTCCTCAACGATGTGCCTATCCGATGCACTAAACCCCAACAACGGTCGTGCATCATACTTCACCTCGCGACTAAAGCGGTTCGGCTTATCACTTAAACCCTCTTGATGTATCCGCACCATGCGTTGAACACGTCCGACAAACTCCACCGTCGCGGCATCGCTTGAGCCTTGCGCTTTCATAAAGCGATTGGTGCGCAGTTTGGCGAACATCTGGCGCTTTACGCGGCCTCGTTTACTGCTGGCCGGTTGCGGTTTTCGGCTGGCGTAGGGGGTGCCGTCGGGCGCTTTCTGTTGCTTAATATGCTGTTGCTGACTGGTGCGCAAGCGCTTCGCGACTTCTATCGCAATTTTGCGGCGCTGCACCGGTGTTAGGTTGCCAATCAGCCCCGCGAGCCTGTCCTCAAACTGTTTGAGCTCACTCATCCCACTGACTCACTAGCTCGCCGTTGATATAGAGCTCCATAGGACGCTCAACCGGCTGCGGGATAGGTGGCTCACTGAGGTGCTTCACATGAAGCGCCTTATCGACCTGTTTAACGATAACGCGCTCCGTGAGGCGCAGACTAAAACTCACATCGATACTGTCGTGATTATTCAGGTCAGCAAAGTAGGTGAAGCCGTTCCGCTTGCCCTCGTCGGTGGCCATGATATCCGGCTGATTTTCGCGGAGCCATGCGTTAATCGGCACGATAAGCAAATCCAGATCGCTAGAAAAATCGGTCACCATCACATTGAGCGTGTATAGATTTTCATGCGACAACGACGCGGCCAGCGTGCTCGCAATCGTCCCATTATCTACAAACAGGCGCAGCATATCGGGATTTTTACGCAGCACCGGCGCGGCTTTCTCAAGCGCTTCGCGTAGGCTTTTAGGCTTTAACATCGTGTAACTCCTGGCACTGTTTCACGGTTTCCACTTGTAGCGCACAGCTCACCAGTGCGCGCTCTAATTGACGGTTATCCTCACTCAGATCGCCGTTAGTTTTCGGTAGGCTTGCCGGTATCGGGCAGCTCGTCACCTTCGGACAGCCAACGTAAATAAGCGTCGGGGGTGTCAAAGGCGGGACGGGTGTGCAGCCTTGCAATATCATCAGGCAAAGCAGACTGATACCAATCACGCAGCGCTTTATTCTCATTAAGTAGCCTCGTTATTTTTTGGTCTTTGCCGGTGGCAAGCTGCTGCGCGTGGTCGAGCTGCTGACGCAATGCCAGCTGAGCGCGTTCGCTACGTTCGGCGTTATCGCGCACCACGTTGAGCTTATTTTCTAGCGTGGCGAGGGTGTTTTTTTGCGTGCTGATGGTTTGCGTGGCGGCGCTGAGGGCTTGCCCCAGCTCGCGATTTTCACGCGTTAACCACCACAGACCGACCATGGCCACTATCAACAAGATAATCAGCGTTTTCATGGGGCAAGTGTTCCCCCAACTGCTCGATAAACCTCGATCAGTTTGTCGAGCCGGTGCTCTCGCTGGTTGTACCCGGCACCCGGCAAAGACGCCCAAATATTGCGGCACTTTCTGATCGCTTGCTCGATATCACCGCGCTCGATATCCGCAAGGCTTCGCTGCTCGGCCATCAATTGCACCGCGAGGCGGTCTTGTGACGACGGGCTAAAGTCAGGCAGTGAAAGCAATGCGTTATAGTGCGGCCAGTAGCGATAAAGCTGCTGATAACGCCCCGAGGCGGTCGAGCGCTCACCGCGTCGGTTGAAGGTTTTCGCGGGACGACCGTGCGCAAACGGGTGATCGCTGTAGTCGGTGAATACCTCCGGCTTGCCATCGATACCGGTGACCACCACGTCATAGCCCTGATTTCGGGTGAGTGGGTGGTTCGCCGTTCCCTCAGAAAACGCCAGCATATCGAGAAACGCGGCAACGTTTGAATGGACTTTAATCACGGCCATTATTTGTTCCCTTCGTCGGTTTTGTTTTCTTTGTTCAGGCGACGCTGAATAAAGATTTCTACCACCTGATAACCGGCGATCCCTAACGCGGCACCGATGCCGTTTACGGCTGCACCGGATAAATCAGGGAATTGCACCAGCGCAACACCGGCCACCATCGAGACAAAGCCGCCGAGCAACATACGGCCAATGAAAAGCCGAGGGGTGATAGGCTCACCGCCGGCGAGCACTTTGCCCACCACAATCAACATGCCGATGAGGAATAGCGTCACCACGCTCTTATCGGTTTCGTTCATGAATTAATCCCATAAATTGACAGTCCCCGACACGGTCGAGGACTCAACGACCGGCAACTCGACAGCGGTGCCATGCGGTAACACAGCACCCAATTCTGCAAGCCCCGGATTGACCGCGAGCACCGCCTCGACCACGCCCTCGGTGCGCCCATAACGGCGATAACACAGTGCGTCGAGGGTGTCCCCCTGTGAGGCGATAACGCGCATTAGATTTGCCCTATGATGGATTTAGGCCGCCCTTCTAAGCGACTCACAGCCCAGCGTGCATCGCGCCACAGCTCGTCGATAGTGCCGTCGAGATCCTCGGCTTTTTTGTTGCCTTTGGCGCTGGCGTCATAGCCGCGATAGCGTTCGTAAACGCTGGCACTGGCGAACGCGGACACCGCACGCTGATAGTGGAAACATTTCTCACTCTCGCCATCGAGCTGTTCGGCAGGGACGTCGCTGAGGGTTTTGTATCCGGCGGTCATTTGCCGCTGGCGGTAGTCATACAGCTCGGCGTTGGTTTCAGAGATGCCGGTTAAAATTGCTTCACGCAGGCGGGGCGGGGTGACGGTGTACTCAAGCCGCATCAACTCACGAATGCGTACCGGGTCGATATCCGGCCAGAAAAACGTGTTACGGATCGGCGGCTCGCTAGCTTCCAGCGGAGGAATGACCAACGTGTCGTTCTTCTCAATAACGATATCCATTACAACCTCAAAATAGGGGGCGGTGGACGCAGGCGTCAGACGAGGAATAAACCTGTTTCGGCCTACGTGCCGCCCAGCGCGGGGCGCGTTCGGTTAGCCGTTGGCTTTACGGATCTTGGCTTCCAACGTACTGATGTCTTTTTTCACACCGGCATGGCGGTCGAGCTGCATGGCGCGCTGTAAATGAGTGAGTGCCTGAATGTCTTTACCGATATCGCGTAGCACCAGACCGGTGATTTTGTGCAGCTTGGCGCGCACTTGGTCGGGCATATCTTCGGCGTCGGTCAGCTCCAGCGTGGTGAGCAGGAGCGACACATCGACCGGCTCACCGGCAACGCGCAGGCGATCGGCAGCGATAGCCACATCCTCGGCCAGTAAATATGGCGTTGGGCGGGTGTAGGTATCAGGCATGACCAACTGATGGGCGAGGGAATAGCGCGCAATGTCCAACGCACCGGCGATATCCCCAGCGTCAAGTTTCCACACCATCACGGTCATCAATACCGCATCCTGAGCCCCTCGGCCTTCGGCCAACACACCGGCTACCCATGGGGCATAGTGCGGCAACATTTCACGTTTGCGCGCCGCTTTGCGTTCAATCGAGCGCACGCCTTTTAAGGTGCGTTTGTCGCTACTCAGTTTGACCAACATCTGCTCGTAGCCAGTGGCATGGCGCAGCGCGTAATTGCCACGCTGCGCCGCCTCCACCGCTGACACGCGCATCATGTGACGCTGTGCAGGGCTGGACATGGTTAGGCCTCCGGCGTGTCGTTAGGTGCTTCTGGCTCAGGGAATACGCCCAGCTTGATGTTTTCAATCAGGCAGGCACAGCCGTAATCCTCGACCACGAAATCGACCTTCAGCGACTCATAGTTTTCGACGCGGTCGCGCTTGGCGTTCTCTTCGATATGGCGACGATGAGCGCTGTCCATGATGTAAATCGACAGGTTATCCAGACGGGTGATCATCAGGGCATCAGCGGGGAAGTACGGCACGCGTACCGCCAGTAAGTTACCGATGCGCTTTTGGCTGATAATTACGTCGGCGGCCATGGCTTCGGTATTCGGCTGCTCTTGGTTCACCAGCGGGAAATACTTGTCGGCCAACAGCTGTCGACCGCAAATGACCACCAAGTCAGGATCTTCCTGATGCCATGGTTCAATCATGCTGTTGGTCGCATCCATCACGGCGGCGTCGAGATTGACGTAGTCACCATTCTTACCGATACGGATCGTGGTTGAGACCACGTTGCCCTCGGCGTCGGTGATTTTATCCATGACGCGCTTTGGTGCTTCATTGCGCAGTTTTTGCAGCCAACCGACGGCCACGTCTTGCAGCATCGGGTTTTTACTGCGGTCAGAGGTTGCCGAGCGTTTGATGCCGTTGAAACCGGCCATGATGTAATCGAGCGCCTGACGCTTGGTGATGGCATCACGTAAGCGGATCTGGAAGTCCTGATAACGCGCCCACAGGTCGAGGGTGTTGTAGCGGATATGAAAGTCAAAGTTGACCTGTTCGCACTTATACCGGCGCGCCTCGAGCGCGGCAAAATCGGCGGTCTCGCGTTCATCGCCGCTATCGGTATCGGTAGTGCTGGCAATCGAGCCGGTCACACCGAGGCCAATTTTTTCACCTTCTTGCTCATCCACCGGCACCATGTTGATGCGCTTGAGGAAGTCGGAGGTGTCCTGCACGGTGGTGATCAGTGTTTGGGTTACGGACGGCTCGACGGTGAATTTCTTGGCAATATCGTTCACGTCGATGCCGTTGAGCTTGGCGACCTGAGTCAGGAACGCATTAAATTTAAAGCGGGTATTCGGGCGCATAGTGTCTCTCTTTCAATGAATTTTTACGTTATTCGCCAGTGCGGCGCTTAGCAGTTGGTCAGGTGCATCTCTTCACCGTTGCCACCGTTCGCCAGTGGGCGTCGCGTTTGGCTGAAGTTCTCGGTGGTATCGAGCTGGCCTTTGAGCGTGGACAGTTCCTGCTTTTCGCTGCTTACCTGTTCGGATAAGGTCTGGAGGTTCTGCTCAAGGGTGGAGAAACGTCGCTCGGTGCTCTCGATGGTGGTTTGCACCTGTTCAGAAACGGCGGTGACCGCTTCGTGTACATCGCTAAAGCGGGCATCATCATTGGCCTGTTTGCGGCTAAAGATGCCTTTGACCTTATCGGTCAAGCTATTGAGTAGGGTTTCGGGGACGTCTTCGAATTCCAGCTCTGCCAGCATGGCGGCAGAGAATAGGTCGTCAGGCTGACCTTTACGGCTGGCAAGCGGATTGGCTTTGGCTCGAGCGCAGAATTCCATGTATTCCGTGCCAAGGCTGGCAGGGTCATCGGTGACGGCCAGCCCCACCAGATACGATTTGCCGGTGTTAGAGAAGTTCTGGCGGATCTCCATCGAGGTGTAGACCTTCTGACCCGATTTCACCATAGCCACCAACTCGGCCAGCGGTGCCATTTTGGCGAATAGCGCCAGTTTGCCATTGAGAATTGAATCATCTTCAATGCGTTCCGCTTTTAGCTCGACCACATCGCCGAAACGACGAAATGGGCTATCGGGCAATGTGCCCTTGATGTGCTCTAAGTTAATGCGGCAGCCATAAACACGTGGGTCAAAGGTGTCGGCCATCTGTTGAATATCGTTATTGTCGATTTCACGCCCGTCGCAGGTGTCACCCTCGACGCCGATGCGAAACCATTTCGAAATTTTCTTAGCCATTGTTCAGGTGTCCTGAGTCGGTATTGGGTTCGGGGCTAGTTTCCCGACTCCAAGCGCTGGCCGCCATCGATGCACGTCTGATAACCGCTGAGACAACAGGCACATAAGGCAGGCGCTGAGCGGCTTGCGTAGCCTTTGCACCATGAACATGACACTCGATAGCACTATCCTCAGTGACCCACGCCGTCAGGCTGCTTTGCTTTACTGGCAGGGGTTCTCCGTGCGTCAAATCGCGGACATGCTGAGCCAAAAACGCCCGACCGTGCAGAGTTGGAAACAGCGTGAAAAATGGGACGACATCGCGCCGATTTCTCGCGTGGAAACCAGCATCGAGGCGCGGTTGATTCAACTGGTGATGAAAAGCAAAAAGGAGGGGAGCGACTACAAAGAGATCGACCTGCTCGGCCGCCAAATAGAACGACTGGCGCGCGTCAGTCGTTACATGAACGGCGGTAATGAGGCCGATCTCAATCCGAATATTCGTAGCCGTAACAAAGGCGAGCGCAAACAGCCGAAGAAGAATTTCTTCAGTGAAGAGGCTATCGCCCAGCTCAAAACCATTTTCTTTAAACAATCCTTCAACTACCAAAAATACTGGTATGAGATGGGGCTAAAGCACCGTATTCGCGACATTCTCAAATCGCGCCAGATTGGGGCGACCTATTTCTTTTCCCGCGAGGCGTTGCTCAAGGCGTTGGATAGTGGCTGCAATCAAATCTTTCTCTCGGCCAGTAAAACGCAGGCTTACGTGTTTCGTGAATACATCATTCAGTTCGCCCGAGAGGTGGACGTCGAGCTCACCGGCGATCCCATAGTGTTAGGTAACAACGGCGCGAAGCTGATTTTCCTCGGCACCAACTCCAACACCGCGCAAAGCCATAATGGCGACCTGTATGTCGATGAATATTTCTGGATCCCCAATTTCCAAAAGCTGCGCAAAGTGGCCTCGGGCATGGCGTCGCAGGAGCATCTACGCACCACCTATTTCTCAACCCCGTCGAGCCTTGCACACAGCGCCTATCCGTTTTGGTCGGGTGAGCTGTTCAACCAGGGGCGCAAAGATAAAAGCGAGTGTATTGAGCTGGACGTGAGCCACCGAGCACTCGCAGGCGGTGCGGTATGTGGTGATGGACAGTGGCGGCAGATTGTTACCATCGAGGATGCGCAAGCCGGTGGCTGTACCTTGTTTAATCTGGATGTGCTCAAGCAGGAAAACAGCGAAGAAGATTTCCGCAACTTGTTCCTATGCGAGTTTGTCGATGATAAGGCGTCAGTGTTCCCGTTCGAGGAGCTGCAAGGCTGCATGGTCGACACCATGGAAGAGTGGGAGGATTTCCATCAGTTTGCCTATCGTCCGTTTGGCTACCGTGCAGTCTGGATCGGCTATGACCCGTCACATACCGGCGACAGTGCAGGCTGTGTGGTGCTAGCGCCGCCGTTAGTTCCCGGCGGTAAGTTCCGTATTTTGGAGCGTCATCAGTGGAAAGGTATGGACTTCGCTACACAGGCCGAATCCATCAAATCACTGACCGACAAATACAGCGTGGAATATATCGGCATCGATGCGACCGGCATCGGACAGGGCGTGTTCCAACTGGTGCGCAACTTCTTCCCGGCGGCCAGAGAAATTCGTTATAGCCCAGAGGTGAAAACCAACATGGTGCTGAAGGCCAAAGACCTGATCACCAGTGGTCGCCTCGAATATGACGCCGGCCATACCGATATCACCCAATCCTTTATGGCGATCCGCAAGACCATGACGGCCAGCGGGCGCAGTGCGACCTATGAGGCCAGCCGTAGCGAAGAGGTGAGCCACGCCGATATCGCGTGGGCGGCGATGCACGCCATGATTAACGAACCTCTCACCGCCGGTAACGGCAACGTTATTCCTTCAATCTTGGACTTCAACTGATGAGCAAACGTAAAGGCCAGCGCGCCAAAGCCATGACTATGGCAAAACAACCAGATCACGCGATGCAGGCGTTCACCTTTGGCGAGCCGTCGGCGGTGTTGGATCGCCGCGATATCCTCGACTATGCCGAGTGTATCGGTAACGGTAAATGGATCGAGCCGCCGGTGAGCTTTGCGGGGCTGGCGAAAAGTCTACGTGCCGCCGTACATCACAGCTCGCCGATTTACGTGAAGCGCAACATTCTCGCCAGCACCTTTATTCCGCATCCGCTACTGAGTCAGCAGGAGTTCAGCCGCTTTGTGCTCGACTTCTTGGTGTTTGGCAATGCGTTTTTAGAAAAGCGTTACAACCGCGTGGGGGAAGTGATGCGACTGGAGTGCTCACCGGCCAAATATACTCGCCGAGGCGTCGAGGATGACGTGTATTGGTTCGTGCAGTCGTTCAAAGAGCCGCACCGTTTTGAAGCCGGTTCGGTGTTCCACTTGATTGAGCCGGATATCAATCAGGAACTGTACGGCCTGCCGGAATATATGAGCTCGCTCAACTCGGCGTGGCTGAATGAATCCGCCACGCTGTTTCGTCGGAAGTATTACCAGAACGGCGCGCACGCGGGTTACATCATGTATGTGACCGACGCGGCGCAAAGTAACACCGATGTGGAAGCATTACGTGATGCGATGCGCAGCTCGAAAGGGCTGGGTAACTTTAAAAACCTGTTCTTCTACGCGCCGAACGGCAAACCCGACGGCATCAAAATCGTGCCACTGAGTGAAGTGGCCACCAAAGACGATTTCTTTAACATTAAGAATGCGACCCGCGACGATTTGTTGAGTGCGCACCGTGTTCCACCGCAGATGATGGGCGTGCTACCGAATAATACCGGCGGTTTTGGGGATGTGGTGAAGGCGAGTCAGGTATTCGTTCGCAACGAGCTCACGCCATTGCAAGAGCGGATCAAGGAGGTGAATGAATTTCTCGGTCAGGAAGTGGTGCGCTTTAAAGCTTACGAGCTACCGAAAAACAAGTAACGAAAAAGCCGCCCTTACAGCGGCTTTCAACTATCAACCTTTGCTTTTGGTTGGATCGCTACTGCGTGGATAAGTTCTTTCTTCTTGGATTTGCCCATCTTCCTTATGAATTTTTACAGAGCCGATTTTATCGTCCATGTAATCTCTCATTTTATCAATTGCTTCTTGTTTTGTATCTGCTTTGAAGGTTGCACGATCGTTACCCTCCTTTTTGAACTTCCACTCATCACCATCTTTTGTAATATGATAGTTATCCATTTGTATTCCTTATGAAATAAGTAAATAAAATCGGCACTGAAGCCATATGCAGGATAGATTAGTGTTGATAAAGGATTCTGTGGATTCGCTCGCATATACTAGTTTTAATGAGACTTTTTTATAAGAAACTCTAATGAGTATGTTGGCGAACGTTTTCTTCAGATTGACTAGGTAAGGAAGTGTCAGAGAACAACGTTTAGTGGCAAAACAACAGTAAGGCAACTACCTATGCATGGTTGTTTGAATATTGGCATAGCTTAGTTAGCTACCTCAGCGCGCAATGCTATCCCCGCCACGCCTGCCCGCTTAATGTGTCGTTTTTAATGCAGTTGCGTGATCCATCGTGATCCGCATCAGGACTGGCGCTATAAGGCCAAAACGGGCAACGGATCACAATGCGAAGTGATGCACGCTATGCATGCATGCTAGATTTCCAAGGATTTATCTTTTTGAGGATAGGTCTTAACTCGTGTGGATATGCGTTTCCAGCAAAGGCCGTCCTTCAGATTACTGTTATTTTTGTCTAGTTGATAAAGACCTTTGAACCTATAGAGAATTATTCCCAGGTTATCTTTCGCTTTGGCAAAAACGAGGCGCTTGTCGCGTTCTTCAACCTCCATCCATCGCTTGAAGTGATTCTCAACTTTATCTATGTCCCTACTAAGTTCCCAAATGGTCTCTTCATCGTCTTCAATCTGGTTTTTCCAAGCGTCATTTTCAAAGAGTTTTGGAAACCAAAGCAGGGTATCTTTATTGTGGGGGTGCGGTGCACCGGCTCTTTGATAGAATTTGTAATTATGTCCGAAACAATTACATGCATCGGTGATGCGTCTAAATGCTACGTTGTCTTTTAAATCGATATATCCGCGTTTAATGTGCGGCAAGATATTGAACTCTTGTTCCATATCCCATGGCATGAAGCTGTCACCAAGTTTATCTATTTTTTTGCGAATTTCTGAAACGCATTCATCAATCCTAGTGTTTATTTCTTTGAGTGTTCCAGTTACCGGGATTCTTAGTATCTCATGTCCAGTCGCATCAACGATGTCGGCTTCGCGTAGCTGATCACAAGATACTTGTTTTTCGTGGTATTTTTCGTCAACTTCAATATGCAAATTCAATGCTGGAAAATAGAGGTCGGTGAGTGCCCGGCCTGATTCACGTTTTATGTACTGTTGCGTAATGAACTTTACATCATCTCGGCCGAGTCGATGTACGATACCAGTAACGACATATTGCTCATGTTTTTTGTTTTTTGTTCTTGCGAGCTGTCTGGCGACATATTCATATTGGGAAATCATATAATTGTATTTATGAAGATTATTATTGGGTGGGGGAATGGTATCAATTTGTAATCGAAATACTAGTTTTAGGAGAAGCAGCCGGTCAGCAAAATTTGTTGTGCTGGCCGGCACCACGATTATGAATCCTTAACCTTATAAAAAACCTCTTCATGACCGTTCCCTGGCAAGCATGGATCGGCTAAATCAGAAATCATTGATAAGGCCATTTGTAGTTCTTCGACGCTAAGGTCTGCGACTAGGGAAACTTCTGCGATGAATTGTACGCGCGAGAGTGCCAGGTGTGCGCGATCGATGAGTTCCATTATGTCTCCAGTGTTATACTGTGTATTTATACAGTTATGTTGAGTTTATATGAGTAAATAGTCAAGTATGGAATGCATCAATGTTTGATTTACTCCATGATTTATAAGGCTCTTGTCGATTAATTGTCCGTAAAACCTCCCCAGTCATCGTCTTTTTGATATTGGAACGTCAGATCCACAAAGCTCACTTTTGCCCCACGGGCGAGCACTTCCAGTTCCCAACGTTGCGGATGGATGCCTTTGGCCGTGAGGTCAGCGTGAATTTGTGGCAGGCGTTGCCGTTCGGCTTGGGTTAAACGTGCCGAAGGTGCTGGTTCTGGCCGGTGCAGTTGATCGTAACTGCGCTGTTTTCGGCTCGCCTTTGGTGCTTGCTCCTTCAGAAGCGCTCTTATCAACAGCACGTTGCCGATGTCGTCCCATGCGATTTCGTCTACAGGGGGCAAACTGATGCGTTTTGAGTCCTGTTTAGGCACCTTATCGGCGCTTTCTTTGGTGGCTGTTTTTTCAGCTGATCCACAGTTATTGACAGGACTCCGAGGCGCGCCAGAGGCGCTTTTTAAGGTCAAAGGCTCAAGGTCAACGGCTTTAGCGACGATGCGCCATTGGGTGTCGCGGGTGGTGTGAATGTGGTTTTCACCGAGATGCGGTGCGAAGATGCCCACGATTTTCTGAACGTCTTCGTCGTATTCGTTAGGTTCATCGGCAACCTTGCGAGCCACGCGCACGGTTTGTAAGTCACGAGGTACATTCGCACCACCTTGTGCCGCGATATAGGCAGCAAAATCGCCGTCTGATGCGGCAGCGCGCACGGCTTCGACGCGCTCATCAAAGCTTTCGGTCAGACTGATATAACGCAGATTTTGACTACGGCACTCGCGGTATGCGCCCATGGTCGGCACCCCAATGGCTTTAAACTGCGGGATGCGCCACGTAGACGCCCACGCGGTGACAGCGGCGGCAGTGTCTGACAACGGTTTGCCAGTTTCGCTATCGATCTCGCCGTCGAGGGCATAACCGTCGATATTTTTAGCGATGTACTTGGCGATGTAACCCGCCGCTCCGCCTCGGTTGAGGTGCTTACACTCGAAGCGGTTTTCCTGTGCGCCGCGTTCGTCACCGTCTTCCATCAGCGCGTATCGCTTCATAATGGCAATGATTGAAGGGCGGTGCTTCGGTGCGCAAAACAGCATCATGTGCCAGTGAGGCGTGGCGTCGTGGTGTGGCTCGACCACACGCATTCCGTAGACCTTTAGATTTTGGTCTTTGAACGCGGTGCGCATTTTGCTCCAGATATCGACCAAATAGCGCTGGCCGTCTTTAGGCGAAAACGCGGCGTCATCCCATTTGTGATTGAGCTGCACGCGGATGTTGTCTTTCTTACCCGTTTTACGCATCGGGTGGTATTTCGAGGGCGTGGTGATAGTCAGGAACATGCCGACGTGTTTCATGCTGGCCGCGTATCTCTCGATCCCCGCGATGGTGCTCATGAGTTCCATACGACGGATTTCAGGATTCGAGATGCTGGCCATCACCCTATCGATCAAGGAAAAACGCTCACCGGTGTCGACGTTCTCGAGTTCGCAGGATTTCAGATATTCCATATTCGCCAAGCGGCGTGCCTGCACGTCACGGATCGCCTGTTTGCTGGCGTAGCCGGATTTATTGCAATGTACTTCACCGGCGGCAATCAGCAATGCCTCACGCCACTGCGTGCGCTGGGCTTTGAGCTGGCTAATCCACCATTCATCATTTAGCAGACGCGCAATGCTGGAGAACGCTGAGCGGATATCCAGCGTGCCTTTGCAGTATTTCGTCCAGTTCAGCGGGGTGATGTTGAAAGCGCGAGCTGCGCCAGCAACGTGGCCGTAAATCTCGGCCTGTGCTTCGTCGGTGAAAAGCTCTTCTTGGGCGCTGTGCAGCAAAAACGTATCGCTAAGTTCTTCGTAAGCGGAAAAGAGTTGTCCCGCGATACGACCAGCGAGGCGTTCAAGTTCACGATCGTTCATACCGGGTAAACGGCGATAAATGTCGCCTTCTGACATAAAGCGCTGTGAGGCATTGAGGTTCATGGCGAACTTGCGGTTAACGATATCAAGACGCGGCCAGATGCGTGGCTCAACGGTGAACACGAGAAATTTATTCGCCGCGTGCAGGCTTTTGTTCTTCAGTAGCCACGCATGGCGGTTTAGTAGAATGGCGCTCAGAAAACGCGGTAGGGAATCGATACGCTGCAAAACAGCTTGCCCTTGCTGGTATTCGGCAAGGGTAAGCTGTCTTTCTCGGCCAATGGCTTTTTTAGGCGCGTTCCATGGGTAAAGGCCGACGAAGGCGTCGGCTTGGGTTCCGGTAAACGGCGGCGGCGGCGAGGGGGCGATGCGCCCCCGATGAGGTTGGCTCATGCGCGAAAATGCTTGCGAGTGAGTTCGCGGATCTGCTGGCAGTGAATGCAACACTGCACACCGGCGATAGCCGTGCGGCGCGCTTCAGGGATTGGGGCGTCGCAGTCTTCACAAGTATCAGCCGAAACAGAATGATGAGACTGTCTCGCCGCGGCAATTTGTCTTTCAAGTTGGTGCTGTTGCAATTCTTGGGCGCGATCGATGATGTCAGCCATGATGATTCCTTAAATTTTGAGCGCACGAAACCCGGCGGGTTAACACGCCATAAATTGAAAATGGGTTATTTAGTTGAAATAGGTTTCAGGTTTGACCGAGGTCAGAATGTCAGGTACATCGGCGAACATATTGAGTAATTCACGGATTGCTTTAAGTACTTTGTCTCGCCAAGCGCAGGTCTCATCCTCGATGCGCCAAACAGGTTGATTGAATTCGGCCTGCGTCAGTCCAGCATGAAGAAATAACGTTTTGCGCACGCTAATCGGCAAGCGCTGAACATAGGCGGCGTTGCTGATGGCATGTTTGCGGTATTTGGCAAAATGGCTGCGCAGTTCGTCTAGTGCATTAATTACACGCTCGCGCTCGGAGTCATTCAGCTCAGACAAGCGCATTAGTGGGTGGTGTTTTTTTAGACCGGCATGAAAGCACACTGTCGAGCGATAGCGTTCTGGCATGGCATCATAAAACTGGCAGCTTTCTTCCCAGCGCGAGCTGGCGAAGTGTTTGCCGATAAGTGAACGTAGACGGATCGGTATGGTGTGTACGTGTTCAGAACTGAAAGCTAAACGTGGGTTCATCGTGTTGCCCTCCGTAGTAACTGAGTGAAGGCGCCTTTTGGTGGCGTCCAGCGACGGCCATCAGGGCGGATAATGATGCCTTGGCGTCCTTTGCCATGACGGATCTCAACAGGGCTGCTTGGGCGGCCTTGCTGACGACGTAATAGCGGGGTGATAGAAACGGGCGTGTCCATGAAATACCTCACATGAGACCGGGTAAATTGCCATTGGTGAGCAAATCGGCTGTGGTGGAGAGCACCGGCACCGAGTGAAAACGCTCTTCAACGGCATAAGCAAACAACATCAGATCGCGAACGGCTTTATTCGGTCGCGCTACGATGGCGTCTTTACGTGTTTTGGTTAGACGTGAACCCGACATTAATTGCACTGATTCACCAGCCAACTCTCCGGCTGCGGCGCTGATTTTTAGCGCTTGAGCGGGAATGTTAGTGGCAGATGTGATTTCATCACCTGCAACGCATGGCAAACGACCTAATTGCGCTAGCGCACCATCGACTAAGCTATAGTCTTTGGTGCACTCGGTAAGGCGTAATAAGTCATTGACTGTCAGGCGGTGCGGCTGCTCAGGGTTTAGCTTATTACGTAATACCTGGGCAGATATCTCAATCTCGGCAGCGAGCATAGCGAGATTGTGGGCGCTGGCGAATCGTTCACAAGCTGAGTTCCAGTGTCTATGTATGCCAGATTGACTCTCAAACATATCCATTGCGTTCACATTATCCGATAATTAATTCACAAATTTGAATTTACTGGCTAATTAGAGTGCTTAGCTCCGCCTCTTTAAGTAGAGCGAGCATGTTGATTAAAACTCGTTCAGCTTTACCGTTTTTTGGACGAATAGGCAGCTTACCAAGGTGAATCCAGTTGTAGCAGGTACCGATCGGTAACCCACTGATTCGAGAAAATTCTTCAACTGTGACGAAAGGGGTAGTAAGAGATATTGAAAGTGGCATTTTCATAAGGCATTCTGTTCTGTTAGTTGGGTAATGTTGTAGATAGCTTCTAATTTCATAATTGCCACTTAAGCTAATCTTTGCATTTCATATTGTCAATTTATAATTAGGGTTTTTGTGAAATGAAATTTCAAGGCGGCGAAAGCGCAGTGCAGCGCCTAATGCAGGCGTATGGCTTTACTATGAAGAAGCAGCTAGGTGATCACCTGGGAGCTGGTACAGGAACGATCAGTACTTGGGTCAAGAGAGATTATTTTCCGGGGGAGGCGATTGTTAGGTGTGCGCTGGAGACGGGAGCTGATCTTAACTGGTTAGCGACAGGTGAACTTTCGTCACATGTTGAAGACCGTTCTATAAATAGCCTCACCGGTTTGCTTTCAATGCCACATAAGTTACTTAAGAACGGAACGTTGCATGATAATGGGCTGTGGCATATTGAACCATCTGGTTTATTGGAAATTCCTAAAAAACCACTCTTCGTTCAAACTGATATTAAAGGTTGGATAATTGAGTGTGATTTTGAAATAGTAACTGATGGGAAATGGCTTTTGCAAAGAGCTGATGTACTTACGATATCCGATCTAGTAATGTTGCCAGAAAGTAAGTGGCTTATTGATTCTATAATATGGCCATCACAAGAATTGTCTTTCATTGGGAAAATATCATCAACTATTAATTATGGGAATTGAAAGAGGCATACATGAACCAACTTGAATCTGCTGTTAGCAATATAACAGGCTCTCTTTCTTCTGAGTCAGGTAAGGTATTGTCCCTTGATGGATACTCAGAGTTATCAATTCATTCAATTGAAGATTTGCTTAATATCTTAGGCTCTTTTGAATGTGGTGAAAATGATTTCTGGTATCGTGGGCAATCTGACTTTAGTTGGGGGCTCAATCCAGGTTTCTTTCGACTAAAAGGTAATGTATCAGAGTCTACTTTATTAATGAGGTTTAAACAGACGGCGGCCCAATTAATTTCCAGCACTCCTAAAGAGTCTTTTGATTGGATGTTTCTCATGCAGCATTATGGGCTGCCAACTAGGTTATTAGATTGGAGTGAAAGCCCATTGATTGGTTTATATTTTGCTGTTGAAAATATAAACCAGCATGATAAAGATGGTTCCTTATGGATATTGAATCCGATAAAATTAAATGCTATCTCAAGAATTCAAAGTCATAAAGAGGATTTTTTCATACCTTCATTTGAAGATGAGGTTTTGAACAATTATACATTAGAAAGTGTCCGTTCTGGACATCAAAATGTGTCTTTGTTACCAATTGCAATAATAGCAACTAGAAATAATCCTCGAATTCAGGCTCAATTAGGTGTATTTACAGTCCACCACACTGAGAATGAAACAATTGAGAAGGCAGTAACTCACCCAAATCATTTTTTAAAAATAAAAATACCTGCTGAAGCAAAAAATAAATTAAAAAAGCAATTGTCAATGCTTGGTTACTCTAGATTTCAAATATTTCCAGAACTGTCTAGCATCAGTGATGTTATTAAGGAACGCATGTTATGAGTTATATAGAAACCACTCCGCTAAAAAATAGCACAATTATGATGCTTCATGCCGAAAAGGATGAAATAGTACTTAGCCCATCTTATCAGCGTTTAGGTGGTATTTGGAATAAAGAAAAAAAACAGTTATTGATAGACTCTATTCTAAATGACTATGACATACCTAAGATTTACTTCCATTTATATAGCAGAGAAAAAAGAAGTGAGACTGGCAGAAATTATGCGGTAATTGATGGCCGACAAAGGCTGGAAGCAATTTGGTCTTTTATGAAAGGGGATTATTGCCTTTCGTCTGATTTTGTATATCAGAAAGATGAGTCTATAACATTAGCAAATCTGAGCTATGCTGATATAGCTAAAGAGTTCCCGCGAATAAAAGTTCAGTTCGATTCATTTGTACTGCCAGTTGTACTTGTAAATACGGATGATGAAGAGTTAATAGAAGATATGTTCTCTCGTTTGAATGAGGCAGCTCCATTAAATGCAGCAGAAAAAAGAAATGCTTTTGGTGGGTATACCGTTCAAATGGTCAGGGAAATATCTGAGTCAGCACTCTTTACGGAAAAAGTAAGATTTAGCAATAAGAGATATCAGCATAAAGAGGTTTCAGCCAGGATACTTTTCACTGAGTATAATCTTACTTATGAAAATAAAATTGTTGATACTAAAAAGGTATATTTAGATTCATTTGTTAAAAATAACAAAATAGATAGTGAAGGGCGAATTGAAAATACTAGGTGCAGGGTAATGAGAGTCTTGTCACAAATGGTTGATGTGTTTGCAGACAACGACGATCTTCTCCAAGCTCAAGGGAATATGGTCTTATACTATCTATTATTTAGGAATGCAATTACTCATAATGAGGAATCAAAGATAACAAGAGCAAAGTTTTTTGAGTTTAGGGATAAACTTAAAAAGAATAGAGAAAAAGCAGAGGCAGAAGATGATTATGGTGATTCATCCTATGAATTACTCGAGTATGATCGGTTGACACAGCAAGGTACAAATGATTCATCGAATATCAAAGAGAGATTTTCAATTTTGGCTAAAGAGTTTGGTATCAATAACGCTTTTATATAGAGTGAATAGAAATTTCAAATGTCGGTGAGAAAAAAGAATGATGGTGGTTGGATCTGCGAAACCTATCCTCAAGGCAGAGAAGGTAAGAGGATTAGAAAGCAGTTTGCTACCAAAGGCGAGGCGCTCTCTTATGAGCGCCAGCTTAAGCTGTATTCTATAAGCGTTGATACATCAGATGCAGAGAGCAGCGGCCAGACACTATCAATGTTAGCTCAGCGATGGTACGACATGCATGGCCGTTCTTTAGCTGATGGTGAGGCGCGTTTACGTAAGTTAGAGCAGCTATGCGGAAGTCTTGGTGATCCGATTGCTAGTATGTTCACCAAGTCTGACTTTGCAGAGTATCGTAAACAGCGCTTAAGCGGTAAGTTTGGTCGATTTACCAAACCGGTAAAAGAGTCGACGATCAACCGTGAGCATTCGTATCTCAATGCGGTATTTAATGAGCTCAAGAGGCTAGGTGAATGGCAGGGGGATAATCCGCTTGATGGCGTTCGCCAGTTTAAAGAGAGTGAAAACGAGTTAGCTTTTCTTTACCAGGATGATATTGAGCACCTGCTAGGTATCTGCGATCAGTCTGCGAATGCTGACCTGGGTAATGTAGTTCGGATTTGTTTGGCTACCGGCTCCCGTTGGAGTGAAGCCGAAGGGCTGAAACAATCACAAGTTGTTCCGCACCGTATCACCTATATCAATACTAAGGGAAAACGGAACCGCACAATTCCAATATCTGAGTCTCTTTATAACCGACTACCGAAGAAACGTGGGGCGCTGTTTTCTTCATCCTATGACGCATTTCGTCGGGCTTTAAAGCAGGCAGATATCGAGTTACCCGAAGGGCAGTTAACCCACGTATTGCGTCATACCTTCGCGAGCCATTTTATGATGAATGGTGGAAATATCTTGGTGCTAAAAGAGATACTGGGACATACCTCAATACAGATGACAATGCGGTATGCGCACTTTGCACCGGATCACCTCGATGCAGCGGTGCAGTTAAATCCGTATGATAAATTAGGCCAGCAATGATGGACAATAATAGTAAAGAATGGACTGAAGAAGAGCTCCGGGCTGCCGTTGAAGTATATGCTGAGATGAGGCATAAGGAAGCGGCGGGAGTTGGCTTTTCAAAGCTAGATTACTATAAAGGGTTGAGCGAACGTTTTGGCCGTACAGCAAAGTCTTTCGAATACCGGATGCAGAATATTTCTTATGCCTATATGCAGTTAGGGCGTGAGTGGGTGACAGGCTTAAAACCGGCATCTAATGTAGGAACAAAAAAGCTAGCAGAACTCAATCAGTTGATTAAGGCAATTGATCCCGTGGCAACCAGCGACGATGAGCAGTTTGAAAAACAGGTATCGCGATTGCTCGGCGTTGGGAAGATAGAGAAACCCGCTGGGGAAAAAAATCCAGAGCAGAAAACGCAAGAAACTAAAATTACGGTGCGCGATCCGCGCGTAAAGGCCTATGTGCTTCAACAGGCGCAAGGCCGTTGTGAAAGTTGCGGGGCTAAAGCACCATTTGTATTAAATGATGGACGGCCCTATTTGGAAGTTCACCATATAAAGCACTTGGCTAATGGTGGGTCTGACACGGTAGAAAATGCTGTCGCATTGTGTCCAAATTGCCATAGAGCATTTCACTATTCTGAGAATAAATATGCATTGGTAGATGCGTTGTATATGGCAATTAGCCGACTAAATCGTGAGTAGCTGACAGCGCGTTTCAGTGGCGGCATAAACGAAACTAACAAAAGCATTCAGCAATATTCAGAATGCATCATTGCTTTTATGACAGTAACTTATTGATTTATCTAACCCTATTCAGGTTTTTAAAATCCCTCGGCTGCAAGGCTGTACGAGTTCAAGTCTCGTCCCGGGTACCAAGGAAATTTACTAGAATAATCAAAGCAATAAAGCAGTGTCGTGGCCGCCGAGAGGCGGTTTTTTTGTATCTAAAACCCGCCTTTCACCATTGTTTCGCCATTGGCTTTCGCCATTAACTGCCGTTACTTCTGCCCACCAACGACCGGAACGACTGCTATTTTTCTGTCATAGCGTGCAGTTTGCGTCGCATTTTTATGACCTGAAATCGCCTGCTTATCACTTAACGTTCCCTCCAGATCTGAAATCCCTTTTGTCTTCAAATCATGGAAGGTGAAGTTAAAGTCTAATTCTGAATATTTCACTGCCGCTGCTTTCTTTGCCTTCATCCAATGTGCATTGAAGCTATCCCGGGTATAACGTGAACCAGATTGCTGGTGGAGCACAAAAATACTCACCATGCCTGAGGATAGAGGCAATTTGCCTGCTAGATCGATTGCAGCTCTTAAGCGGTCGCTCCATGCCTTGATTTGTGATACGGCTGTCTTGCTCTGCTGGATTAGAATTCCTCGGTCTATGAGTTGGCCTTTCTTCATTTCTAATATGTCACCTTGCCGTGCACAGCATAGATAAGCTAACTCCAT